AGCTAGCTCTACATCTTCTGATATCCACGAGCTACCATTACCATATTCTAATACTTTTCTAATTGCATCGTCGTCATATCCTGGTACACCTATTAAATCTGCTAATTCTGTACGACTAAGTGGGTGATGCTCAAACAAATACCCATCATTGATATGAGTAATTCCAGGTTCTGGGTATATTCTAAATGGATCAACACGCTCAAACTCTGGTGCAATTATCTCATCAGCTTCTACTGTTGTATTACCCATCTCATCTTTTATATAACTTAGTTTTCTTTGTCTACGAACTATAGGCCCTTTGACAAAACCACATGGGTAAGTTACTAAATCTGTAATAAAATCATTAAACGACTCTGCCCAACCTCCTTGTGCGAACTGATCAGATATCTTTGTCTTCATAGAATTAGCTCTATTTTCAGCTGCCTGTAATAATTTAAATCTAAATTGTTGAGCTACCATTTCTCTAAGCTCTTCCATCTTAGATGGATCTGGTGCTTGACCTTCAAGCTCTACTATCTTTACAACTTCAGCTGCAAAACTATTTTCTATTTCTTGTAAGTGACTAGGTTCTAAATCAGGTATAGGAGTTGACTGTAAATCCCATGGTGGTGTACCAGTCTCTAATAGAATATCACGAAGCCAGCTTTCTGCTGCTCTACACTTGACTTCAGTAATCATCATATAAACATCAGAGCCGCCTTGCTGTTTAATTTGATTAAGCTTATCCGCTTCATACTCTCCGTTTCTTTGACGAAGTCCTCGAAGCATAATATTTTCTATAGGTTTTTTAGCACGTTTAGCTGCATCCCAGCACTCACGCAAGTGAGAAGCCAAGCCCAAGATCAAAGGTTCATTCTGTCGTTCTTCTAAATCTTTGTCTGTCTGAGCTTTCTCTTGTTTGCGAAGAGCCTCATTATCCATTATCTGTAACATAATTTATTTTGGTTCTGCTTTATTTTTTGTAGGGTCCAAACCTAAGTGTGGTTTTGTATCACTTAATTTTTTATAGTCCATACCTAAAACCCTTTTAAGAACATTCCTAGTACCACCAAGTGTTACGGGAGCAATTGGGTTATCAACTGTAGTCCTATTACCAGCCATAAAAGTTTCACCATAAGACTCTTCTTTTTTAGTAACAGTCTTACCGTCTTTATATTCTTTTGTTTCTACAAGACCACCTTTCTCGTATTTTTTAATGGTATAATTTTTATATCCTTTCATAACTACCTCCAATTATCTTCGAGTATATACTTAATTGTCATGTTTATACAACTAAAATAGGACTCCTGCTCGGGAGTAAATCAAGCAGGAGTTGAGTGAAAGATAATTACGAGAGGAAAAATTCATAATTATAGCCGCAAATATGAAAGCTTGTTTCTAGCATATCAAGTCCAACCGCCTGCTGCAATAGGTTTTATATCTCTTTTCTTAGTTATTATTCCATCGGACACACTATTTACATGTAGCATTAAGTACTGTAAGCCTTCAGCTACGTGTGAATGTTTATTCTTTTCTATGTTTCCGTTCTTCTTATGAAACCTGTATCCACCCATCATTGCAGCTTTTAGTCTTGTACATCTCGGATCTAATAGAAATGCTGAGTCACCATCTACTTGACGCATAAGGAAATCATCTACCGCTGATAGTCTAGCCGATACATTATTAGTTCTAGCTGGCATAACTCTAAGTCCTTCAGCTTTAATTATATCTACAGCCGAACGCTCATCAGTCTGAGCTCGTTGTATACCTGCAGGATCTGATATAACAAGTATCGGTGCTCCTGAAAATCTTTCTGTAAGCAATGGCTTTAGTACAGTTCTTACAAATCGTTGTATACCCATATCAAAGCTTACAGCTTCGTCTAGTATAAGAACTCTACCTCGTGGGTCTTGCTGTCCTATAACAGCTGCAGGTGTTAGCCCTAAATCCATCCCGATAATAATTGGTCTAACGCCATTCATTATAGGTTGTAAAGTTTCGTTCGCCATATGATAGTCAGGTCTGAAATACTTATACACTGGTTGCCCAGCTGTGCTTAACCCATATTCCCCATCAATGTAAACTCTTACATACTCATCTGATCTACCTTGTGTATCGTAGTAACCTTCAGGTAGGTTCTCTATGTTTTCTGCATCAACGCTTCTACCTGATGGTTGCTTGAATACGTCCCACCCATTATCGTTCGGACTGACTCCATCTGTGGAGTCAAGATGTTCCATTTGATAATACCACCACGTATCCATAGTGGGAGGGTTAGTATCCCCCCACATCCCGAACCAAGAAGGACCACCATCTTTAGCAGATGGGAAACGACCAATACGTTTTGACATAGCATCTACAATGTCTGGGTTTATATCCCGACACTCATTGAACCATGCAAATGTTAATTCTAGCGAGTTCAGGTTTGCTACATCATCTGAATCATCGAGTGCCCTGAACATAATCTCACACTCAACATCTCCTACTTTTAAGAAGTAAGTTTTAGTTGTTCTCATGTATTCGCCACATACACCAGGTGGGAACCAATCATGAAATGTTTTTATTGTTGTATCTTGTAGTTGCCTAGCTGTCTCACGAACTATGGCTACCCTTGATTTTCTTATACCTTGCTTGTTGGGTTTTTGCATAGACGCTCGTCTGACCACTTCAAAACAACTGGCTACTGATTTACCAGAACCTACAGGCCCCATCAGTACACGCATCTTACTGTCAGATACCATAAAGTTTTTACAAACTCTAGTGGGTGTATAGTCTATTTCCATTTAGCCCTCGTAGTTTTCTAACAGAATAACAAAATACTCTGTCGGTTTTTTCTTATGTCTAACTATCTTTGTATTATAAGACATTGATAACTTCATAAGCTCTGCTGTAAATTTATTATACTCATGTAACGTATATATTCTTCTTGCCAATTTACCTTTATGTATAGTATCAAAGGGCTCGCTCAGCCTCGATAAGTTCATGTTCATCTGGGCTTTCTTCAGTGTTGACAACTCTTGTTGTGTGTTCTTGCCCCCCGAGATTAATTGTAATTTTAACTCCTCCACTACTTTCCTCCATGGTTGTATTCTTTGCTTCTAGCCCACCCCATTTTACTGTGGACTTTATAAGATCTGCTTTAACAGCTGATGATGTTTCTGGACTGTGGATTAGTGTCCATGATGTTGTTAGTAATTCTTCTGCTTGTGCTCTAGCTTTAAGCTTAAAGGTCATACCTTTTTCTTGAATCTCACTGCGGTACGACGATACTTTTTTTAGAAAGACTTTATCTTTATTGAATCCGATTAGATCATCTGCAGTTATGTTATGGCGTGTACGTACTTCATCTAAAGTCTCACCACTACCTTCTAACATCAAAGCTATATCAAATGCTAGACGGTCAGACCACTTGGTATGTTTTAACGGGAGCGTATCCATAATGGAATGATTAAGTAAAATCAACAGGTTGTCAACTAAAAGTCTGAAACTTTACACGTTGGTTTTTTGGGTCTTGTTATGAGAGGTTTACTTATATGGGGGGGTGGCTATGTTTCGCAGTCCGACTACCCCCCTTGCCTAATCTTCTTATATTTAATCTATGGCTACGCTACAGCTTATATAATACGTAGTTATTTTGTCAAAACTTGACAGCTTTGTATAGTTATGACATAGTGTAATCAACCTCAAATGAGGTTATTAACTAATGGAGGACATACATATGTCATACAAAAAAACGTTCGAAGGTAAGTGTTCAATATACATGAACACTGTAGGAAAGGTAGTACTAAAGGCTGACCCTGAGGGTAAGTGGGAGGCAAAGGATGCTGATAAGTTAGCTAAGAAGATGGTTGACCTAGCAAAAGCGAATAAAGCCAAGGTAGGCTTTTTCGAACCAGAGCAACCATACGGCACTAAGGGATATAGTGCGGCAATACTACACAAGGGAGGCAGTCCATATATGGCAATATTGGCTGACACTAACAAACCTAGTCCACAATCTAGAAGTAGAATTGTAAAACTAGGGTAACTAACACAAAGCTCCCCCGAAAGGGGGAGCGGGAGAAAACAATGAGTATATATAAACACAAACAAGTAATAGTACATATATTAAAGCAAGGTAAATTTTCAATGAAGATATTTGATAGCGAAATTGAAGCTAACTTATTCAGAAAATTTACACCAAAGAACACTAAAGTAGTAATGTGGGGCTTTAGAACTAACTAACCAACCAACAGACCTGAACAAGTCTTTAAACTGTTCATTCTTTTTATTTATTTTTTAAAAAACTATATATATCTACCATGGCTCGGGGGGTTACGGCTCCCTTATACGATCCTATATTGCTATCTCATAAGGAATTGTGTAAGGTTTTACCTAAAGTTGACACTATCTACACTATCTAGTGGTTACCTTACGCAGTCTTTAGGGTTTTATATACACAAACCTTACACCCATATGGTACCAACACGTTGTAACGTAAGGCTTACAGCCATGCATGTATAGTTATACTATCTAAACTATCTAGATTATCTATGTAAAGTAATGTCTTTGATACTATTTGCATTAGCTATAGGGATATATAGGTTTTCGGGTAGCCCTACATAACCTTAAGAAAACTAGATAGTACAGATAGTTAAGGCTATCTTATTGATATATATAAGTTCTTACTATCTACATCTAGATACACATAGGTGTCCCATATTTAGATATGCCCTGAAACTTGACAAAAATTTTTTGAAATGACAGGGTTTGACCATGCCCAGAGCCACTCGCTCTAGGGCATAATATATAACTATACATACCCTGAGAGGGTAGGAGTAACAAATGAGTGAAATAAAAGTAGATAAAGATAACTTCTATGTGTGCATTAAACCAACTGTACATAAGGGTGAAGATGCCTTAAAGATAGATGTATGTGGCGAAGATGAAGAGAATAAATACCATGTCTCTGAGTCTAAGAAGTGTCATGATGACATGGTAGCCATGAGTAACCACCTTAAATGTGGTATGGTTACATGGTCACCTAAGAATGCTATGGGATTCATACCTAGCATATCTCTCAACAAGTTTGGGAAAGCATACATGAAACTATCTGACGGTAAGAAGTCTACTGGTGGTAAAGCACCAGCTAGAGCGTTAAGTATCAAAGATGTATTGGCTATAAAAATATAGACAATGTGTCCTCCAAGAGTAGGCAACTAGACTGTAGTTGCCTATTCGCTTAATAAAAACAACATAAGAGGTGATATACCATGATTAAATATGGCAAGAAGTATTGGAAAGTAGAAATTGCATACACTCTCTCAAGAGATATACCTAGGAAAGTAGTTGGTGTAGAGATGAGTTGTGGTAACAGTAGCCTACGTGTAAACAAAGTATTGAGGGTTAGATGATGAGTAAATGTGCTTTATGTAATGATGATATAAACCCTAAGAGAGTAGCCTTAGGTTACGATACATGCCTTAGGTGTGGTGAGGTAGAGGCTCGTAGGGTTAAGCATACGGTCGTACCATTACATAA